CAAGCTCGAGAATCTCGCAGGTACTCACATCCGTACCAGTCGTCTCCGTATCGAGATAAATTCCTCGACATATACGCGCGTGCCCCGTTGGGCCATTGTACATGCCTGACGGAGCACGGAATCTGCGAAGGATCTTGAAGTCTGGGTGAGCTTCAAGGACAGCAACTGCCTCATCGACTTTCATGTCGCCTGTGAGTGGATAGGTGAAACCTTTCTGTGAACTACCGACGGCGCTTCTTCTTACCACCTCTAGCAGCATTGAACCCAGCCGCCACAGCGACTCTATCCGCGACCGCCTTCCCATGCGACCTCTTGATCTGTTCGTACCGTTTGCCGTGATGGAACTCGGCGATGTTGGACGAAGCGGTCTTTTGTACGGATTTACGGCTTTTGCCGCGTGACTTCTTCATTGGCATATCAAACTCCAGTGAGCCGTCGAACGGTTGGAACTCAGGATGTTCTCTGCCCGATATTCTTGCACCCTCTGCCGTCGGGCGTAGCGCAGCACCTCGTGATGTGGTCCAGGAGCTGATCAGTCTCCCAGTCACGTACACCGTTTCCCCGGAAGGGGCCGTCCAAAGAGGATCGAGTTCACAACCGCCGACCCGTATAGTATACTAGGACAGCCAGTTTTCCGCCAGAACCCCCATTTTACACCACCCAAACCCCCTAAAAACCGCAGCCGTCGCGCGGGCTTGTACCTACAACCGAGTTACCCCACCAAACCTATACGAAGTATTACCCCACAAACGTTCATCGGTTTGCGGTACCACGGCTAAATGCGATTTTTACGGTTTTGCGGATTTTGCGGCTATGTGGATACCTTCTACAGCTGCCGCAGTGAGCACGAGTGTGACCGTCCGGGATGGGCACGGAATCTTTCCAAATGTCCCGGGAACCGTACAGGGCTGCTGCAACTTCTTAATATCGTTCTGAAGTCCGAGGTTGACCTTTTCCGTGGCAATGCGGCGAAGCGTATCAGCACCGTACAGCGCGGACAAGTTCACGAACGCGAGTCGCTCGGCTTGGAAGGCACTATCTTTCTGGGCAACGGCCTTACGGAGGGTATCTGCCTCCACGGTACGCGCGTCGTAGGCGTTGTGCCAGAGGATGGCACTGTCGCTGTGCTGTTGAGCAACTGCTGCGAGACTGTCTGCACGATGTTCTGCGACCTGCGCTCGCGCAACCGTTTGATTAGCAGCTCGATCCACAGCTGCCGCTCGGATTGTGTCATGGACCACCACCGTTATAATACTGTCCTTCGTTTTCTCGAACTGTGGCTTGGTCGCGTTCAAGCTATCAATCGACTTCTGCGTCTTGGTGTCGATCTTCGGCTTGTCCGGCGTGCCACAACCTTTCAAGAGGAACGCAATGGCCAAAGCCAGTATTACCACCCCGGCCGCGGTCAACCCCAAAAGCTTTCCGCGCCCCCAGACGAAGGCGCGGTTCGCATCATTCTTCACATCTTGTTCGTTCATGCAGCCCACTCGTCCGGCGCATACAGAGTCGGAAGACCTCCGAGAGCATCTTTCTTGATGAGATCGGTATCAATCTCGTAGGGTGCGATTGTGTCCCCGGCCTTGGCTGCGTGCTGCTGAATGCAGTAGCCACGCGGCGATGGCACAACGTCCACGTTGTAGGCGCCCCAGTAGCGGTCGAACTTCAGTCGGTTGTAAGCCTCGGCGTTGTTCATGAGTACCTGCCAGCCGAGATAAATCATCGGCTTGTAACCGGCCTGCGCAACGATATCGTGCCAGAGATTGCAGTACCGGAAAACTTGCTCCTTCGGCACTGACTTAGAAATACTTTCGAGGTCGAGTACAACGTGAACACCAGACGGAACGCCGAGTCCTTGACAATACATCGCTGCGACTTGGCCGTATTGGCGACCCTTGTCATCGGTTGGGGTCCACTCACCGGCTTCGACGTGTTGTGTGGGCAGAATGGCAAGACCGCCCAAGTGGATCTTCTCGATCTCATGAAGAGAAAGATCGGTCGGTTTTGCTGTGATGCGCGGAATATATCGCGCCACAGCACGATATCCCTTGTTGAAGAAGGCCTTGGCATTGTCCGTACCGAGAACCATATCGGTATCGAACATTTTCATGCCATCATGTGCTTCCTGTGCTTTGGCCATCTTTGTCCTTCCTTTTGTTAAGGATATCGTTGACCTTGCCGAGATCATCACGAATGCTTTGGGCGAGGCCAGTCACCGCGCCAGCGGCACCTGCCCCAAAGTAACTCGCTATCGGCGGACCGAAAACTGCAAGGGCAAGGAAGCCCTCGGCGGCCCACCATGCCTGCCATACCGCATTGCCAAGCGGCACCTGTCCCGCATGAAGTTCCAACTCGTGACGAATCATTAGCCATCCGATGTATGTCCAGAGTGCAAGCATGCATCTTGACATAGAAGGCTTGTGGCGCTCGTCCAAGAACATGCCAAACAACCAGAAAAAGATACTTCTGCCGTTTGACTGAATGATATGCCAGTCACTTTTCCTACGTCCGGACTTGACTTCGACAGCGACTCCATCCGGGGTGGGAGTTGGTTCTTTGACAAGCGGGATTGGCACTTCCATCAGCGATCCTTGTGCGGTATGCCTTGGCCCTGTTCAATACGCGCAACGCGCTCCCGCAAGTTGGCGTCCCGGTCGTTGAGCATTTGACGTGTTGCGGCGTTTTCGTTGACAATAAGGGCTTTGGTATCCGCAATGTGTTGAAAAAGCTCGAGCTTGAATTCCGTCATGTGCGAATCGACGGCTTCCAAGCGCGCTTCAACACGACCTAGCCTACTCTGAGCGTCGGCGCCTTGCTGCTGTACGATACCTAGCTGCCGTTCGGCCGATTCCATACGACCTCCCAGCCTCGAGCATGACTCTTCCGACGTCTTGAGTCTACCGCCCAGACCGTTGATCTGACCGAGTAACTCCTGATGCGCTAATTCTGCGTCTGCACGGATTGCCTGACGGTCAGCTTCGGCTTCCGCTTCGACGCGCGCGGCCTCTTGCTTTGCGTGCTCTTCTGCCTCTCGTGCCTTTTGTTCTGCAGTATCTTTATTTCTGTCGATCTTATTGTTCAGCCGGTTCCAGATGACACCAGCAGTGAAGGCCCAAACAATGACAGCGCCGCCGAGCTCAAGCCAGAACTGAACATCATCTCTAGAAGCCATGTCTGCTGCCTCAAAGCGGCGTGAGATTGACCCGAACTTTCAAGCTGGGGGAACCAACAATTGCCGGCGAAAAGCCCATCTGAATATTGGCAAATGCGTCACCAGAAGTGCCGCCAGTGTTGGTCAGGAACTGAAAAGCACTTAATCCATTGAAAAGGGTGAAATTGATCGTGCGAGTATACGTGCCGTTCACGTAGGCGTCCGAGGAGGCGCTAATGCCGCTACCACTCGCCGCTGACGAAGTTCGTGCTACCAGACCACCAGCGGACCTTGCGCCAAGGGCGGAACTTCCACCCCACTGAGGACCACGAGAAATGATATAGAACAGGGGATTCGTATTGTTCGCTCCAATGGCTCGCACCGTGACCGTGTAGGCCGTTCCGCCTATTGTACGGCTGAGTATGGAATCAGATTGAATCAGGAAAATGTAGATAGACCATTGAAGCGTGAGCGTGCTACCGGACGTCTTCGTGATCGTCGTCTGATTTCCAGAGGTATCTTTCGGAACGGAACGTGCCCGCATGTTGCCGCCAGACGAAGCGTCCAGCCAACCAAACTCCCCAATTGTTCCGTTAGCCTGAGAAGTAGAGAACGTGCCGGTACGTGTAGCAAAGCAGTAATCCGGAGGACCGGCAAGATAGCCGCCTGACATCGTAGTAGCGGCGCGTCCGCCAGCGATCTCCGCGACGAGCGCCGTGTTCCCTGCTGCCGGTGGTGTTGTGCCAGTTCCAGCGGCAAAGAAATTGTTCGCGTCCGTCTCTACAGCTACACCGGGGAAAGCAGCCGTGTTGGTCATCAGCGCGTTCATATACACGTCGACCAACTTGTTATGAAACTCCCATCGGCCTTGTTCCTTGCCACTCTTCCAGTGATTCAAGGTGGCAATACAATTCGCCCGCAAACCAATCTGACTCGGCGGGAGAATAAGCGGCTCCGGTTCCGGTGCAAAGATACCAGATGAGCGCCGAGTAAAGATATGCGTCATGTATTGATCACGTCCGCACTGAGCTGAATCTGCTCAATGAACGGCGGCTCCGCAGGCACGAGCAATGTGGCAATATTGGTGAACTGCAATGACGGAACAATTGGATAGCCTGCAATCTGTTTACGCAGAAAGCCGGGCAGCGCTACGTCGTATGACTTACGACCTGTCGAACTCTTGCTGCGAATCAAGAAGCGAATACCGCCGCCAGTGCGCCGGGCGTCAGCATCCGGCACCTTGACATTACCGTTCAGGGCCTTGATGTCCTGTTCGAACATCGTGTTCGTGTACGTATAAGGCGAAGTCGCCCCAGTGACCGTCCGAAGCAGGCCAAAAATATTCGCACCAGTGCTCCGAGAGACGTGCATAACGTCAATTTCGTATGTCTCACCAACCTCTGGCGTCAATGTAGCGTCATCGTGCTTAAGCGTTGTGCTTTGTGTCACACGATTCCGCGTCACCCAAGTCAACGCATTACTATCCGGCAACGTAGTCGCTGGATTGATAACGTTATTTTTGATCGCATTCAGTTGAGTATCTCCGACAGGTGCGGGATACACTGCGCGATCAGGATTCAGAATAGGCGGATTGGCTGTATTATACTGAATCACGGCAACCGGCGGTCCAGGAGGCAGCGCCGACGCCATTCCATGCACAGCCGGCCACATCTTATAACCACTCGTGCCAGTCGTTTCTGAACTGGCAGTTGGTGGCGTAGCCGAGCTTGCTTGACCTGGATAATAGGTGGTATAGCCGTTTGGATAGAAGAAGTAGATGGTATCACCAGCGAGGTGATCCATCGGAACAGTATCAAACTGACCGCGCTTCACGCCAACGATCTTATAACTGCCGTCAGGCTGCGGCGTAATATCACGCCACGCAATAATCTCCCCACCTTCCGAGTTCTGAATCCACGCCAACAAATCGCCACGCAGAAGCCCGGCCCCATCAGTACCGACGAGTTTATCCATCCCGTCGATGTTATTCACAAAGAACCCAACCTCGTCCTGATAGGCCGTATTCCACGGATAATTATTCACTAGCGTGCCAGCAGGGCAAAACGGCGACCCTGTCGTAACAACACTTCCCGAAACGGGACTGTCCGGGGTGGTTGGGTTATCGTTGTATGTCCCGTCCCAGTTGGTTGAGCTGCTGTTGCCACGTACTACGAGGTTCATGCCAATGAACTGATCGGCCTTGACCAAATAGTATGCGGTAGGCAACGCTGCTGCACGCAACGGGGCAGCCGGCACCATATTCGGCGGAGTCCAAGCCGTGGCGGGCGGTGCTGTGTATACGACAGGTGCCGTGTTGAAAACATCCTCGACAACGTTACACTCAATTTCGTTGCTATCGAGTGTACCGAAATTGATATCGAGAACGCGTATTACAAGACCAGAGATACCAAGTGGCGGCCAATCAAGAATGAGCACGCTGCCAATAGTGATATTGTACAGCGACCGATTGAGAGTCAATGTACCGCTAGCCAGAGGTACCGATACGACTCGAAGAGTCCGGAACGCGGCGCTCAAAGCGCGGCTGTAGAGCGAGAAATACGGAAAGCTGTAATCCGTGCTAGCAATCTGACCCATCGCCTGCATGTTGGCCAAATTCTGTGCTGGCGCTACATCATCAGTAAACGATAGATACGGCGCTACACCACGATTGAAATACGTGACTCGCACCTCGTTGAATGTCTCGGGCCAGGTGTTTCTCTTGTAGTTCGTGAACTTAATAGCGTTTGATGGCGTGATATGCGGCAATGTAGCAGGGTCATAATCTGCACGTGCAAGCTTGAGTGTGATTAGACCCGTTTGCGGATGGCTAAAGATAACACCGTCAATGTGACGAAGCACTTCGCCAGCAGCATTTGCAGCAGAATCTTGAGTATTAAGCACAAAGTCCACGCCCATATCTTCATTCTTGAGCGTGACTGCGGCCGACTGAAAGCTCGAGACGTCAAACTTGAGCGGCGAAAGTCCAAGACCCCACCGTGCGTCTGTGAGCATTTCGTATAGGACATCGGCAGGATTAGCCGACCCGTTAATGTTGGCAGTAGCGGCATCCGGGCTGACGAGTTGAGGGCAGCGACGTACAATAGCATACATCGCCTTCAGATACGGACTCGTTCCGAAGGTCGCGTTATAGACTATAAAATGACAGATACCTTTATAACGGCTGACAGCCGAGCCGAGCTTAGTGGCTAGAATCGAGCTAGCCACCTGCGTCATTTTGCCAAAGAAAAATTGGAGGGTACAAACGACACCCCCTTCTTGATCATCGCCGCCATACAAATCAGGCGCGTTAATCGTAAAGCTGAGTGGGTTATCGTTTGCTGGCTGTAGTTGCGGCAGAATAGGAGAAACGGGCTGCTTGAGAATGGGGATGCCGCCCGGACCTTCTACATAGTTCTGATTCGCGTTGTTATACCGGAGCATGCTTGTGTCCTGAAACCACAGATCCACAAGTTCATCAATCGGACCGTGACAGAACACACCGGCGATATCGGCGCCATACCGATATCCTTTCGTGACGTGCTTACCTTGATTGAAGATGTTGAGCTTAATACGCTCATCGATCGGGTCGGCGTGAACATTGCCGTACCACGTCACATTCGGCGCAACCTTGCAGATGCCAAAGACAACGGGCACCGGAGTGCCCTTGCTGGCGGTCGGCGGCTGAACGTCGTTGAGATTCGCTGCCGCGCCACCCTTCGGCCGCGGTACAAGCAGCTGACCAACGACGAATGTGAAAAGGGTGATCGCGAGCAGAGCAAAGAACATTAGCTATTCAACGAGGTCGCGTAGGGATTTTGATCAGGGATGTAAGGCCATCCCATGAAGTTGTCCAGATTGTTAAACTTGTTGACGCATGTGTCTTGCCGTCTATCGCATCCTGCGGTCGTGGAAATAGCGTCACCCACAACTACGAGCGGCGGCAACGCCAACAGCGTTATCTGAGTCCCAACGTGAGTCTCAATGAACGCAAACGTCTCGCCATCTCTAATGTAACCCCCGTTATAGTAGCCGTCTACTTTAGCCGCGGCCTCGGGGACGGTCAAAACACGACCAGCAATAGCCGTGATTGTCCCAGCAAATGTGAATAGAGCAGGATTGACCGTACAGAACGCATCATAAAGCATATGATTGCAGATCGTCTGATACACCCAGCGCGGAATCTTGCGCTGAAGGCTCTTCTGAATCGGAACACAAATGAAATGCGCCTCGGTCTCCGTGAACTCAACAGCGCCAACCTGCCCGTCATATATGATCGCTTGCTCTGTCGCGACAGCTTCATCCCTATGACGACGAACAAGGGTCACATTCGTAGGAGAAGGTGTAGCGCCGCTAATGAAGAGAGCAACGACGTCAATCGAAGGATCCAGATACAGATCCAACGTAGCGTTATCCGACTCGTTGTTCTGGGGGATATTCCCTCGACGCATAGTCTGGGGTGAATATACTTCCCCGTTATACGTGATTGGCTTGTCAGCGGTCGTATACGTCCAAATCTTAAGACCGCGAGTAAACCGATACAGCTCAATCGGTTTGCCACCATATGTGCTTTTCTCGCTAGCGTCGTACGTCATGGCGTCTCGATTGGAATCTCACGGATGTCAAACTGACATTCAGCAACCGTGCGGGTATGATAGTGAATCTTGTACTGATCGGATTCGAGTCGACAGAACGTAAGAAAGCTCAACATCCACTGATCCCGAAGTAGCGCAGTCAGAGGGGCTGCATCAAACGTGAGCGTTTCGGTATCCGTATTCTCGACAGCGTTCGTGATCTTACGGATATACTGCACTCCGACCCCGATCTGAATAAACGCCACATAACGACGATACGTCTTAACGGGATCAAACTGGTACCGAGAGTATCCCGTATTTTCGACATCAAAACTCGCCGCCGGCACAAGTAAATCTGCTGACAATCGAAGGTCATTGTGCCACGTCGGTGCCCAAAATGGCACAAGTCGACCAATTCGCTCCGCCATAAAGGCCTTGAAATTACCAATAGCAGTCCGGTCTTCCATGAACCAATTAAACGGACGCACAGGTCGCGAAATACCGGACTTGTCTATTTCCGTAAACGGTCCAGTGCCCGAGTCAATGCGATACTTCGACCGTTCATACTTTCGGTCAACAGCATCACGACGATTCGGGTCCTCCGTCAGGACAGTAAAGCCAAGATAAATCATGACGTTACCGTCGTCTGAATATCAAACTGCACCTGAGTATTGGCGGTTTTGTTCGTCGGCAGTGGCACTTGAAGGCTATCCGGTATGCGGCCAAGTTTCACCGGCACAACCAACGTATTCTTAGCGAAGAAATCCTTATCCGTTGGCGTCGTCAACGTGATAGAACCGGCATCGTGGGCCTGCACCGTGCTCGCAAACCACGTGAAAGCGTCCGTAATCACAATAACCGTATCCACCCCGTCCGCAATGGACATATTAGAGGTATCAACGGAAACGATTGTGCTACCCGCAGGAATATCGGCTAGAAGCTCAGATTCATCCATCCACAAGAGTACGCCGTAACTTCGTCCTTGCCATGCCCACAAGAGCGAGAAAAGAAGGCCACTCTCCCTCGTACTATAAGCCGCTGCCAAGTACGAAATAGACCGTTGGGGATTTTC